ACTATTAAGTCTAGTTGATTCAACATTCTCAAGTGCGAATGCTACAGCCAAACTAATAAGCTCTTCAGCAACAGTACTATTACATTCGAATTGATATGCAGCAGGAACTGTACCTGTACCCCAATCAAAGTAACTATTCCAACCTGTAGTAGGAGTATTAAGTTCCTTTACAAATGTATTAGGTTTCTTTATATATACTACATCACAAGTGTCTTGCGGAACTTTTATAGGGTCGTGTACGATATAAATGTTTCCTCCTTCAATAAAACATACAGGAACTTTAACCCAAGGAAGATTATAAGAAGTTGAAAAGAAGTCAGTAGCCATTTCATGTGAAACTAGCTTAACTGGAAGTTCTCTTTCAGTTTTACCATCCATTGGAGTAACGGCTGTTCCGTTTATATCAGTAGCATTAATCTCCAAGTATGCTTGTACATAATACAACATGTTTGAAGGAAGTGCACCCGACTTTACATTCTGAGCAATAGCTGTATTCTGTGAAATAGATATAGTACTTCTACTTACCAAAGGTTCAATATCAGCAACAGCTTTTGTATCCGTTTCAAATACAGATCTACGAACGTTATTTCCTGTTATCTTTTGAGCAATCAGAGCATTATAAGCTTTGTCTAATACAGTAGCAACTTCATATTCGGTTAACGATGGATATGACGAAGTAACATTTGCCTTGTCATATTCTATCATGAATTTTGTGTATATGTCTTTATGCGTCATATCTCATTGTTCTAAAGAATTATTTATTCTCTACTTCGTTAATAATCGAAAGCTTCAAATCTTGGTTCTTCTTACTATCAAGATAGGCAATTGCATCAGGAAGTGAATCTGCGAACATATCAGTTCCATAGAAGTAATGTGTCTTATCCTTGCGAATAACTCCCTTAGCAATAGCATTCTCAAGTAAGAACTCTGTCTCCTTTGCTTTGTTATTAACCCACTTGTCAAAGAACTTCTTAGGATTCTTATCAACAAGATTAAACAAAGTAGACTCTACAAGCTCATTAGACATACGATCAGCACTCATACCAAACAAACGCAAACATTTACGCATTTGCTCAAGACTAAGTGAATCGAATTCTTTGATAGCATCGCGACGAAGTTTATTCTGCTTATTCTGCTCTACTGCCTCTGCCTCACGATTGATCAACAGATAATCTTTACCTGCATCAAGTTTATCAAGCGAAGTAGCTACTCTCTTATGTCCACTAAGGAACTTAATAATCATAGCCTGACGGGGAATAGAGTCGTCAAGAATAAGAGTACGTGCACCAATCTTTACTGAGAATGTAGTCCAGAAGTCTGACGTTTTTGCCAGATGCCCTTCCTCATAACCCAAAGCTTTCTCAAAGTATTTCTCATCTTCTGGGGTGAGACCCGTATATATCGACCCGGAACGAGTGTAATAAGGAGCAATATAGTCAAAGCAATTCTTATACTTAACCAACCCAATCCAGGGATTCTTCTTTTTGATCTTTAATTCAACTACCATAGTTTACTAGTATGTTGAGTATCGAACAGGGGGTCTTTCGACCCCCGTCGAATACTTATATGTTTATTTTAATTATTAGATGCCTTCGTTAGAGATTTCTGTATCCTCTGCATCGCAGTACAGAATACCACAAGACAATGGGTTACGTACGATGATACCAACCTCACCGAGGAAGTGTACCTGGTAACCATCACGGCTGTTAGAACGCAGTGTATTGATGCTGTTAGCGTAGCCATTAGGAGCTACAGAACCACCAGTATACCACTGTACGAACTCACGACCCTTACGACATACCTTAACGATATTAGACTGACCGTCGAAGTTGCTAATGTTAACGAACAAGAAGGTGTAAGACATCAGTGGTTTGCCAGTCAGCGGGTGAAGCTGACGGAAGAGCTCCATATTGTCAAACATAGGACAACGTTTCAGAGAAAGCTCAATACCATTAGTCATCTTATAAGTAGTGAACTGACCACCGAGAGTCAGGTTCTGACCACTACCGGTTACGAATACGTTATCGCACAGATTGAAGCTAGCTACCTTCTCCTTCAGAATACGGTCGAACTCACGAATACCCATCTCACCAGTCAGAGCAACGAAACGACGCTCGTTGGTACCCAGGATATTGTAGCAGAGATCGAACAGATAATCCTCGAACAACTCAGCAGTAAGCTTGGTGTAGTAACGGATGTTAGCTGGGCTAATCTGCTCAAACAGACCAGACATCGTAGGAACCATGTTGTTCACCTAGAATCGCTAATTCTAGATCGGAAGGATTCCGGTCTGCCAATCCTTCCAGCTCTACATTTCTGTAGAGATCAGACCATATCAAAACCCTTTCTAATAATTTAGAAGTCGGGTTGTTTCCATTTCGGGACGCTTGCCCCTACTCCCTCGCCAGGGATGGTCGTTGAACCTTCACGACAGGTTCTTTGTAAATAAGCCAATCAGTATAAAATCCGGATGGAACCGGTTTGTTTGTATTTGCATATTTGTTTATAGTTCCTATCTGATATGCTTTACCAAAATATTTACTGATTTTATGAGCATTACTAAATTCTAATTTTTCTTTTGTTTTAGAATGTATTAATGTATATTTAAATCTGTCTCGATTACCAGAATCTATAGCGTGCCATGTATTCTCTTTCGGAGTCATCCATCTGAGATTTTCTACATGATTATTAGTACGATCGTTATCTATATGATCTACTTGCGTTTTGTGTTCTGGATCATCGTTTGGAATAAATGCAAGTGCTACTAATCGGTGTGCCTAGAATTTCTTATTTCTATCACCATAATTTATTTTGTATCTTACATAACCTCCTTTTGTACAGTAAGGTTTTAAGAAATCTTGCATGTATTCAGAAAACACTCGGCCATCATTTGTGACCTTGTAATTTTGCTCATATCCCCCCAAATCAATTGGGAATGGCTTAAAAACCAAGTCGTGCTTGGCTGCTGATTGTCTATCCATCTTTATATCCATATGATGATTATACAAACTTAATTGTAATTATATTTAGAGTTTCCAGCAATTAAGAAACTTAATCGCGCAGAGATTACGCTCTGCGTGCCCATTTATTTAAAATGATGATTTTTAAAAGTTTAGGACGTCCATTTGTACCCTTGTTAATATAAGTACCATCGCTCAGACGGTTGCTCTTAGAGAACAACAAAGCGGTCTCCTCACGCTTCTTCCACTCACGGAGAGCCTTCCAATACTGATAGTCAGACCATAGGTAAGACTTCTTACCAGTCTCAGGATCAGTCAGAGCAATAGCAAGTACGGTGCTATAAGCATCACCAGTAATATCGTATGTCAGACGGAGGTTCTGCAGATGATTGCGCATCTTGAACGGAGTCTGATAGTTGATGATATCAGCCTCATCACTGTACTCCTCATAAGCTGAACCGATACGGCTTACCTGACGACCAGGGAGCAGCATCTCACCAGGGATATAAGCAGACTGTGAACCGTCAATTACATAACACTCGTATACCCAAGTGCTACCATCCTGATAAGGAAGACCAGTGGTACGAACCTGGAAGTGGAAATCATCAAAGCTGAGTACAGCACCAGGACCGAACCAACGCTCCTCAAGACCCAGATAAATAGGACTGTTGCCCAGACCAGGAGTCATAGTAGCATAGTTAGCGAGAGTTACTTCCTGACCGTTCCACTTAGCGAAACGAATATTAACTGCGTGATCAGCATCGATCTGTACAGCCCACTCAACCTCGCGGTTCTCGACGATCATAGTCTTACCAAGACCGCCAGTCAGCAGGTCGATAGTAGTTGAAATACCATCATCTTTTGTACCAAATACCAGTGAAAGCAGACCAGAAATCTCATGAGGCTTGGTCAGCAGTGCGTTTGAAATCATGTTCTCATCAACCAAATCGCTAAAACGTTTTCCGCGATAAAGCTGAAGATTGTTAAGTAAAGTATTATTCATATATATTTATAATTGTGTGCGTCAGAACATACCACCTATAAGGTCGGTTACTGACTTTTGTTTATCATCGGCATTATAAGTGCTATGATTCTTTGCACTATGCCTTAACATTTTCCTAAGTTTTTCAGCAGCGGATGTTTCTCCGGTGTTCTTTGCACTAGATATAAGGGAGTCAGCCTTCATTGTGAAGTAGGCCGATTCGATCAGATTCTTTGATAGATTTTTGTTAAAGTCTTTAGTATATTGAGACTGTCCATTCTGATCCACTTTGAAAATATAATCGAACAAAGCCTTACGATCTTCTTTAGGGATTGCTATACCTCTAATGTTAGTAAGCTCGTTTATATCCTTACTAACAGTATTGAAGAATTCTCTTGATTGCTCTTCTTGCTATTTAGCCATCTCTTCTTGCTGTCGTGTAGCTTCTTCTACTTCTTTCTGGCGCAATGCCTTTAATCTATCCAAAGCATCCTCTGATTCCTCATACAGCATATCGCTATCTTCGTAGCGGGAAATCTTTTTATTAATTTGTTCATCAGTATAACCACTGCGCTGCATAAGTTCACGTACAACTGCTTTTTGATTATTCTCGTCTTCGAGATCAATGTTATCAAGAGTTAAAGCCTCTTGCTGTTTACGATAGAAATCTTCAAACTTACCTCCATTCTTTACGTACTCGTCGAGCGCCTGTATACGATCGTCCGCGTACTCAGGCTTGGAGTTCTCGTTCACTACAGCTTTCATATAATCTGTAAGCTGATCTACTGTAAGAGGTCTATCTTTCTCATCAATCTCATCCATATTCCACCCGAGAGATTCTCCAAGAGCATCAAAGAAAAGACCCACTTGCTGAGCCTCAATGATG